AGGGATTATGCTACCGTACCAGTGAAAGGCTGTGTTTATTACTTATTGCGTTGTGCTAAAAGGGATTAGCTACCCCTCTCTCACAATGAATTTCATATCTAGATTTTACAACTGGAGACGCAATAAGTATGCCAAGAACGACGCGACTCTCGATGATGATGAGCGACGGATTTTGGCGATGGTGGATGGCGAAGATGACGTGGATTTCAGTAAGATCTACGATAGCGATCATCATTCGTCATTGGAGTATTGTCCAGACAACCTGCCAAAGCTTCGGCTTGACAGTTTCGAATGGCAACAAGTGCCACCTGAGTATGCGCCCAGCAATGCTCAGATGATGTTATACAATCCTCCTCCGACTGGCCTTGCTGCTGGGGCATCGCAACAATACAATTCTACACCATTACCACGGGTTCCCAACCAACAATACCAATACAACTTCGCCTTCGATCAGCGAAACAATGTAATATACGTAAGAGTTACACCATGGGAACCTGCAGTGTCACCTACGCAACCAAAACCTGAACCGAGCATAAAACCACCCACTTTGCTCGATCAGCAACAAAAGCCTTTGAACAGACAGCAGAGGAGAACTCGGTACTACAACAAATTGAATAGAGACTCGGTCGTAGCGTCGCTCGTGAGGTCCGCCAAAATAAAATTTGGTATACCAACACCGACAGAAGCGATGCGACTGGCCGTTAGGAATTACATTAGGAAGCTGATAAAAGACTACTCTATTCGAGACGCCGATGCCTTTGCCGTGATAGACATGGCCACATACCTCACTTTCATACCTACGGATCGTGAAAAACGCGTTAGGAAACTAGTCCATACCAAGGAAACCAGACACAGGTTGGGCGACATGCATAAGACACACAATGACACCATCGGAGACATGATATCCAACTGGTTTACCGGAAGGAAATCGCGTCAACTCACCTTCAATTGAGAACTTGTCCAGGTCAAGAGGGGAATGACTACGTATTCTAAGTTGTCGCTTGATGACGTGATAGACATCTATCTAGAGTATGAAGGCAAACCTCCCAAGATTGGCTGCGTTAGGCTGGACGGACAATCGAAGGAAAGATTTATCTACAATATGATGGGCATTGGCACGGGAAAAGAATTTACGGTGCACAACAACGATATTGAAACAGCACTACGAGGTGTATTTGAGAGACAATTTTGTATAGAAGTAGAAGGTCAATGGCGGCCTCCCTACGAACCTATTATGGGAGCCTTTAATCCTAAATCGCCATTTTTCACGGAATTGAAGAAACAACGATGTTTTGTACCCCGCCTTTCTGAGGAGAAATTCTTATCGACGTATCGCGGCTTACAACTCATCAGGTATACAAAAGCATTCCTTGAAATATATATTAGCGGGCTCAAATCCAACGACGCGAACGTTTGCGCTTTCGTCAAAACTGAAAAAGTTGATGAAGACAAGGACGGCGCGTCCAGAATCATTTCACCACGTAACCCTAGATACGGTGCTGCACTTGGGGTGTATATTAAGGCCATCGAGCCTGTCCTTTTTAAGGCGATTAATAGAATTTATGGGGAAGTTACAATACTAAAAGGGTATAGTGTAGAAGATCTGGGTAAGATCTTACGGAAAAAGTGGGACAAGTTCTCCACGCCCGTGGCTGTGGGCTTAGACGCTAAAAGATTCGATCAATCAGTAAGAGTACCAGCGTTGAAACGGGAGCATGCGGCGTATGCTTTATTTAATAATTCGGCAAAGTTGAAGAAACTTTTGAAGAGGCAGCTGAAGACTAAGACGGTCTTGGAAACCCCAAATGGTAAACTCGTGTATGTTACAGAGGGCGGACGCAGTAGCGGCGACATGAACACTACGACTGGCAATTGCGAGTTAATGTGTGATACTGTCTATGATTACTTCGCTGAAGCCACACCATTGAGTATTGATGAGTTTAGCCTAGCCAATAACGGGGACGATTGTGTTATCTTTGTTGATGTACACAACCTGCATTGGTTAGACGGTATACCTGATTGGTTTCTCAGAAGAGGGTTTAGGATGGCGATTGAAGAACCTGTTTATGAATTTGAACTCGTTGAATTTTGTCAGACTCAACCCGTGTTCGACGGCGTGAATTGGATTTGCGTCAGACAACCTAAAAATGCCTTAGCGAAAGATTGCCTAAACATTAATTGTATGAAGACTGAGGGTGAATGGAACTTCCAGAGGAAAGCAAATAGCGACTGCGGATTGGCACTTTATGGAAATATGCCAGTTTTCGGAGCCTATTACGCTTGTCTGGGGCGAAATATCGGCAAAATTACTAAGTCCTATCGACGTTTGGACGGCTTGACATATCTTTTCGATCAAGCTCAAGGTAAACCGAGTGCTCGTCGTGAACCCACGGCTATGTGCCGTGCCTCATTCTTTACTGCTTTTGACATCACGCCAGACGAACAAATTGCTCTCGAACGCGAATACGACGCGATAATGCCAAAATACAACAGTCCTTCCCCGGTAGTTAGGTTTAATTATAACATAGCTGCCAAACAATTTTTCATTGATTAGACAAAAACTGGCTGCGGTGAGTCTATCAATTACATCCCAAGACAATATCAACAAAATTGATCATCCACATAAACCAATCAAACTCATAACATTATTTTCATCACTAAAATGGCTGGTAAGAAGACGAACAAAACCAAAAACAACACACCCAAACCTGCTAGGCGAACCAGACGAACGGGAAAGACCGTCGCACTGGACAAAGCTGGCTTGGCTTACGCTAGGCTCGTTAGTAATCCGTGCACTGGTACTCTCGTTCCACCATGTTTGCCTGGCGGTACGGGACACTTAGTTAGATTAAGACAGAAGATCACGTATGCCGACATGACCGCAGGATATACCGGATCAGTGTCCGGAGCAACCATGGCGGCTGTATTCGACCCTTGGATTGGTGCATTTGCTCACAAAGTAACTGCAAATGAGAGCGTATCGCTTAACAATATCGCTGGAGTCAATGCATCAACAGGGCAAGGAATGGCCGTGGGCAATGCGTTCACATTTTTCAGCAACACACAAGGCTTCCGACCTATTGCTGGTTGCCTAAGATTTGAAAATTACACGGCATCTAACACTATCGGAGGGAAATGTGGGTCCATGGCACCCGTACCACATTCTATGAGCTACGCTATTAACAACACAACATCTGATATGTCTTACCTATCCAGCAATGTCGAATACACTAGGATACCGCTCAGCGCCGAAGTCATTTGGAGACCGCCCACTAACAACGTCTGGTCCAAACGGGCCACACCCATCACTGTGTATGCCGATCCTGAAGAAAATCAGTCTATCGCCATTATACTCAGCATGGTGGGAGGAGCAGCGGCCTCATTTGATTTCTCTATTATTGCCGAATTCGTATATGAATACATACCATCTATGGCTTCCGGTATTCCTCCTAAACAGATCAACACTACAAGCATGAACACGGCAGAACAGGTCAACTCATACCTCGGGAACGCTGTATTCTCCAACATCGGTGACCAAGCCATGGGGGCTGCTCAACAAGCAGGTAAACTCCTTGGCTCTGGCATCTATGCATACAATACTTATAGAGCTGCCAGACGATTCATGTCTTCACCCACCCCTTACCAGCTAGAGTAGTATAATGTTATGAGCCAACCTAGCGATTGGCGCATTATGAAAAGCCACTGGGCGAAAACACCAAAAACACTAGAAAAACAGGCTACGCTGGCCGTCAAAAATCCCAAAAACACTATAAAATATAAAAGCCATAATATGGACAATGCGGTCCGACTCGGGTCTAGCTAACCCCTCTGTGCGGTAGTACTGGCTTAACTATTACGAAAGTAAGAGATAGCTTGACCGTCATCCTAAGTTACGGCACCAAAAATACTAAACAGCTTGCGACACTTAACCGTCTCAGGCACAATAACGGGCTCTATTGTAAAAGCACCCGGAACGTTCTTAAGCAGGAACCAAACTTGTCACTAAGGGCGATTACACGCTCTTGGGGGTGGCCACGCACAAAACTAACAGGTAATGCTGGGGGGCGATGCAAGTCACTAATCAATATCAACAGCC